GGTGAAAACGTTGAACTTATATGCGCCCATTATTCACTCCGTGTTACAGTTGTTAAGTTGTCACTACCATCGTATGCATATGCAACGACTGCGACGACGCGTCCACTAGCTCCACCACGTTTATATGTGGTAGTTGCAATGTTCGCACCAGAATAAGTATTAATAATGAAATCATATGCAGGGATTCCCATAGGATTAGCGATATCTAATTCTCTTGCATATTTTTGTGTTATATCAACCATCTATTTTTCCTTTGCTGCTTTCACAAATTCCTCAGCAGACTTCTTAGCTCTTGCCAGTGTAGGATATTCGTCTAGTTTTTCATTATCCAGGTATAGGCAAAACATACCATCATCTGTTTTGTGTATCATAACTGATACACCTTTCATTTTCTTTGGACCAAAGACATGTTCACCCGGAGGCATACCTTGAATCTTTTTTTCTCTTAATTCTTGAAATGTTATCATGGTACCACGCTTCTAATTCGTTTGATAGTATTTATAATAAAAAAATCTTTGGATTTTAGCCTATATAAAATTATTTTTTAGGCTTCCTCGGACTCTTCGGTGTCTTCATCATCGTCGACTTCTTCGCCGTCTTCGGCTTCATCGGTTTCATCACTTGCCTCGAGTTCCTCATCTTCAGTCTCCTCTTGATCATTAAACAGTTGATCAGCAATCGCAATCTTTTCTTGATCCAATGCATCTGATATTTTAACACCCATCATGTCACTAAATATTGTAGTTGCTTTAACATAATCTTGTGAATATGCCAAGTCTATCATATCAGCTACACCTGCGGCAGGATGTGGTTCACCACTTGCCGTTGTCATTTCTTCTTCAGCCATTATCTTCTTCTTTCTCTGGTTTCACTATTTGTACTGGTGTTGGAGCAGGCGGTGCAGCTGCAGCTTGTGCCTCAGCTTCTGCTTCTGCTTCTTTATCCGGTATTTCACCTGCTGATTGTTCATCAGCTATTTGTTTCTTCATTTCTTTTATTTCTTCGTCACCCAACATTAGAATATTTCTGAACACATATTCTTTAGAGAAGTATTCTCCAATGTATTGTTGTGTTAGATCTAAGGTCTGCAGTCTTTCACGAAGCAATTCTGCTTCTTTTAACTCTGTAAAATTATTATCTCTAATATAATCAAAATGGATATCTGATCCCCATTCATCCCAGTCTTCTTCTGTGATAACATTTTTAAGGATCAGCTGTCGTTTTAGTATCTCTGAAAAGAGTATAGAAAATCGTTTACGAAGTCTATCAATAAATTTCTGGAACTTAAGCTCGTCACGTGAAATCTCAGCTGATCTACCAAGATTAAACTGTGATTCTTGCTCAAGTCTGCCTATAGGTACATTAAGAGACTTATACAAACGTTTTTGGAAATATAGAATATCATCTATCTGTCCAAGGTTATCGCCACCTGGCAAT